CAGCCGCTGGTCCAGGGCGAGGCGAGCACGCCGGCCGGCACGTCCTGCCGGAACGGCGGCCGCACCTTCGCGACCAGGTCGTCGCCGGACGTGCGGACGTCGACGACGAGATGCGGCCGCTCGTCGCCGCCGACATAGTCGCCGATCCCGACGCCGCCGCCGGCGGCCGCGCCCGGGAAGACGACCTCGTCGTCGCCGGCGGCCACGGCCGCGTTCCACAGCGCGACGCCGCCCGGGCGCCGGAAGTCCTGCAGCGCGATGCGGTGCGCGCCGCCCTCGAGCTTTGCGATCAGCCCGTCCAGCCGCGGGCCCCAGCCGGCGACGTCGTCGCCGGCTGGCTCGTTGCCGGAGCGGAATGTGAGCCGCGTCACCCACAGCGGCGCCGACATCAGATAGATCTTCTGCTGGCGCGTCCAGGGGTTGACCGACCGCCCGGCGTGCGGGCGCAGGTAAAAGGACTGGACCGGCGGACTTATGTCGTCCGGCCACAGATAATCGGCCATGCGGGAGGGTCCGTCCTAGGGGTCGACGTTGTAGGGGCTGGCGCCGCCACCGCTCGGGGGCAGCGACCCGCCGCCGCTGGTCGCGTTGGCGGGCACGAAGGCGGCGAAGTGACGGTCCGGGGTAGCCGCCGAAGGAAAGGCCTCGAAATAGTCCTCGGTGACCTGGTAGGTCACCGCGCCCCCGGTCCGCTCCGGATCGTCGTAGAAGACGTAATTGTCCTCGGCCTCGTCGGTCCGGGCGATCGTGTCGCCGGTCACCGCCACGTCCTGATCGACGTAGCGGCGGATGTGGTCGCTGATCGTGATTGTGGTCGAGTCGGCGCTGACGGTGAGGAGGGTCTGGCTCGACGTGTTGATCAGCGTCGACAGATCCCGGTCGAGCAGGACCGGCAGGCCCGGGCTGATCGGGTCGACGCTCGGCGGCGCGACCGGCGCCGGGTCGTCGTAGATCGCCTCATTCTCCTCGCGGCCCGCGATCACGACCTTCACCGCGTCGGCGTCGATCGCGAACGACCATCCGGTGACGACGAAGGCATAGTCGCCGAGGCCGTAGCGCTCGGTGTCGAACCGGGCCGTGTCGAGCGCCTGCGCCTTCAGGCCCTCGATATTGGCCGGCCAGACGACCTGCTTCTCGCACTGCGCGCGCCCCAGCATGATCCGCGCGACGCGCTCGGCCTGGTGCTTGTTCGTCGTCCAGCCGAGGTCGAGGTCGGCCTGCCGCACGTCGGCCGGCGCCGGGCTCGCCGCCTGCGTCGCGAACGGCGCCGCCTGGTAGTTGTCGGCCGGCTCGACGTAGCTGCCCTGCACCTCGCTGGCGGCGACGTCGCCGGTGAGGAACGGCGAGATCTCGACGGGCCCGGCGAGCGTGTCCTCCGAAAGGGTGACCGAGACGGGGTTCCAGTAGCCGGGCCGGATCAGGTGCTTGCCGCCGACATAGGCGTAGGAGCCTGCCATGTTGACGATCAGGCTCGAGCGGACTTCGCTCGGCGCGGCGCCGGTGACGATGAAGCCGTTCAGCGCGTAGCGGGGCTGGCCCTCGACCGTCTCGTCGCAGACGTTCGCCTGGGCCGAGATCCAGGCGGGATCGGGTATCTCGTCCTCATAGGCGCCGAAGCCGCCCTCCTCGCGCGGCAGCCGCATGTAATCGTAGGAGACGAGGACCGCGCTGCTGGTGTATTTCTCAGTGTCGTCGCGATAATCGAAGATGTCGTCCTTGCCCTTGACGACCGGCGCCGGCGTGCAGAAGCCCGCCTCGACGATCTTGTCGGTCATCTCCGCTTTCATGTAGATCGCCGCGACGCCGTTGCCCTTGTGAGCACTCGTCCACTTGCCGCCGCACTCCGCGACGAAGGTGGCGTTGGCCGTCTCGGCGTCCAGCCCGCGCTGCAGCCACAGCCAGACCTTGTCGGCATAGTCGCCGCTGGTCACCTTGCCGGCGCCGTCGACCGACACTTCTTCGTCGTTCAGCATCCATGCCGGCTCGCCCTTGATGCGATGGCCGGCGATCGCGAACACGAAGTAGCGATAGTGGCGCTTCCCGACCTTCTTCGAATGGAAGAAGACGAGCTTCAGGTTCACGACCCGGCGTTCGCCGTAGAGAATGAAGCTGTCGGTGATCGCCTGGCGGATGACGACCGGCGAAAGGTTGCCCCGGCTGCTCGGCGCCCCGTTGCGGGCAAAGGTGCGATAGAGATCGCCGGCGACCGCCGCGGCGATCAGCAGCGGGTTTCCCGACAGTGCAGCGAAGGTGAGCGGCACCGATGCGAGCGCGTTGCTCATGCCCCCGGTCGCGAACCCGGGGACCGCCCCGAACAGCCGGCCGACGAACTTTACCGCGGCGCCCACCGTCAGCCCTCCGCGGCAACCGGCCAGGCGATCTCGGCGGCGCGCATCGGCAGCATCGTCGCCCCCTCCCGTCCCAGGAACTCGGCGAGCCCGCCGCGGCACAGGCCGAGCGCTCCCTGCGCCATGACGACGTCGCCCCGGCGCGCCAGGCGCGGCGAGGCGAATGGCGGGCCGAGCACCGCCGACACCGCCTCGGCGAGGCTCCGGACGCCGAGCCGGCGATAGAGCGCGGCCGCCTCGCGCCAGCTGCGGGGACAGCCGCCGAGCGTCGCCCACAGGTCTTCGGCGTTGAGACCGCGTGCGGCGGCGGCGGCGGCGATCGCCGGCTCGGCGCAGTGCTTCGTCCGCCAGTCCGGGATCACCGATGCACCGTCCGGACGACCCATTCGATCAGCCCGCCGACGCCGCCGCCTCCCGGCGCGGCGGCATTCTTCGGCTCGGCCTGGGCCCACAGGATCTCGATCTCCTGCATCTGCGGCACATATTCGAAAAAGCGGTCGCCGGGGTGCCGGCGCTGCTGATATTCGTCGGTGAAGCGCTTGATCGCGGGGCGGCGCTGGTCGATGCCGCGGCTCTCGCCGGTGACCTGGACGTCGATCGAATCGCCGGCATCGACGATCCTGTAGTCGTCGAGCCGCCCCTTCCAGAGCAGCTCGACGGCGACGATCTCCTGGAACGTCTCGTCGACCGCGCCGACATAGACTTCGAACAGGGCGCCGCGCTCCGCCTGTTCGGCGATGTCGTCGCGAAACTCCGCCGGCGCGCCGAACAGCGTCGCGCGCACGCCGGTCGCGCTGCCGTCGCTGGCTTCCTCGATCGGCTCGATCGATCCGAACTGGCCGGCGCCGGTCCACTCGCGCGGGTTGCCGTCGGCATCGTCGAACGCGAGCGTGCCGACGCCGGTCCAGGCATAGACCGGGTCGGGCAGCTCGATCCGCAGCGCGTAGAAGGGCCGGACGACCGGCGCCTCGATCGACGCCGCGAGCTCGGCCGGCAGTTCGCGGCTCATTTAGCCGCTCCGGGGGAGCGGCGGAGACGTGAACGGCTCACCCGGACCTCCGCCGGCTATCGCGCAGCGTCCGGATCGTGTCGGCCTTCATCGTCGGGTGCAGCCGCGTGACGACGATGCCGGCGCCGGCCTCGATGCGCGCGTCGAGCAGCGCGTTGCGCAGCCGGATCTCGACGATTCCGGCGGTCGCCTGGCGCGCCTGCTCCATCCCGGGCCGCCGGATGTCGACCATCTCGCCGGCGCTGACCCGCATCGACAGCAGATTCTGGTCGACGCCGGCCTGGCCGACGACGCGGAACGATCCGCCGGTCGCGAAGCCGGGGGCGAGGCCGCCCGGGTCGCCGATCCACCAGGCGGCGTTGCCGGTTCCGCCGCCGCCGCCGCCGAACAGGTTGCCGAGCCCGCCCCTGCCGCCGGTCAGGTTGAGCAGGGCCTCGGCGAGCGGCTGGATGATCGCCTGCTGGATCGCGATCCTGAGCAGGTCGGCGATGATCCGCCGCGCCATGTCGGAGAAGGCGTCGGCGAGGCTGCGCGTGCCGGCCAGGGCCTCGGCCAGGCCGTCGGTGAGCGAGGCCAGCCCGTCGGCGGCGACCGCCTGCAGCGCCTCGTTCATCTCGGCCGCCGTGTCGGGCAGGTCGAACACGAACCGCTCGAGCGGTCCCATCGTCGAGCGGCGGATGCCGCGCCCCTCGTTGCGGCGCCACTGCCCCAGCGCCTCGAGCTCGCGCCGGGCGCGCTCCTGGGCGACGTGGCCGGCGCGCTCGTCGGCGGCGATCGCCTCGAGCTTCGCGCGCTGGTGCTGGTAGGTCAGATCGAGCAGCCGCAGCTCGGCGTCGCGTCGCTCCGCGGCCGTCGTCGCGAGGTCGATCTCCTGGCGCAGGATGCCGGCCGCGATCTCATAGTCGGCGTCGGCGAGCTCGCCGCGCTCGCGCGCCAGCTCCTCCTGCGTCTGCAGATGTTCGCCCCATCGCCGCCAGCCGTCGACGGTGTCGTGGGCGGCGAGCAGCTGGTCGCGCTGGACGCCCGTCAGCTCCTCGAGGTCGACGCGCAGCTGCAGCTCGGCCGCATATTGGGCGCGCTCGAGGTCGAGCATCTGCGTCCTGAGCGTGCGCCGCTCGGCATGGTCGGCCGCCTGCGCCTCGCGCTCGCGCAGCGCCTCGAGGTCGAAGCGACGCATGTCGGAAGCAAGTTCGTGCTCGCGGCGCAGCCGCTCGCGGCGCTCGCGCTCCGAGTCGTCGCGCGACTTGCGACCGCCGCCGCCGCCGCTCCCGGCGAAGTCGCCGAGGTCGATGGGCGGGATATCCGGAACGTCCGGCGTCGCGGCGGCTGCCGCCGCCGCGGATGCCCGTGCGGCGGCCGCTTCGGCGGCGCGCATCCGGCGGTGAGAGCGCTGCACTCCGGGGGAGTTGAAGGCGCGCCGGACGCGCGGGCTGTTCAGGCCGCCGTGTCGCTCGACGACTCTGGCCCAGGCTCGGTCGCCGGGCGCCGCCCCGAGCAAGCTGCGAAGCGCGACATTGCGCTGTTCCCGGCTCATCCACGCCCTTCTCTGCGCGGCGCTCGCCTCGGTGGAGGCCGCGCGCGAGCCGAGCAAAAAGCCGCCGGCGCCGCCGATCGCGGCGCCCCACGGACCGAACCGGGCGCCGATGCCGGCGCCGCCGAGTCCGCCGATCAGTTGGGCCGCGCGCGTCGGGTTGGAGGCGATAAACTGGACGACGCGCCCGGTCAGGGTGGCGATCGCGGTGGCGAGCCCGAGGATGGCGTCGGCATTCTGCGCGACGACGCGCGACAGATTGGCGCGCAGCGCCGCGTTGAGCTGCTCGATCTTGTCGGCGGTCCGGTCGGCGTTGGCGATTTCGTCCTCGGAGAGGACCATGCCGAGCTCCTCGGCCTCGCGCGTGAAGCGCTCGATGCCGGCGGCGCCCTGCTCGAATAGGGGCAGGAACTGCTGTCCGGCGCGGCCGAACAGCCGGACGAGGACGGCTGCGCGCGAGGCGGCGTCTGGGATGGCGGCGATCTTGTCGGCGAGCTCGCGCATCACCTCGCCGGTCGACTTGATCCGCCCCTCGGCGTCGCGGACATCGATGCCGAGCGCCTTGAAGGCGTCGCCCTGCTGGCGCGCGCCGTGTGCCGCCTCGCCGATCGACCGCGTCAGCCGCTGCAGCCCGCGGTCCATCTGCTCCTGGCTGAGGTTCACCTGCGTCGCCACGTAGCGGTAGACCTGCAGATCGCGGGTCGTGACGCCGAGCTGCTGGGCGACCTCGCCGATCGCCGCCGCCTGGTCGAGCGCGCGCTTGATCATCGCGCCGCTGAACACGGCCGCGAGCGCGCCGATCAGCGGCGCCGCGGCGCTGCGCAGGCCGAGGAAGCTGCGCTGGATGGTGGTCGACGCGCGCCGGGTCCGTCCCTCGGCACGGCGCAGCCCGCTCTCATAGGCGGCGGTGTCGATGCCCATGATGACGCGGATCGCGCCGATGACCGACATCAACGCCCTCCCTTCTTGATCGCTTTCGGCGGCTTGACGCGGCCGCTGCCGAGCACGAGGCGCCAGGCCTTGACCGCCCGCATCATCTCCTCGGGCGACTGCCGCTGCGGCAGGTCGCGCTTGCCGTCCCGCCCGAGCAGCTCGGCGAGCTTCGGCATCTTGCCGGGCTGGTGGTAGGCGAAGGCGGCGAGGCAGGCGGCGAGGTGGGCGGCCGCGACCGCGGCCTCGCGCTCATAGTCGACGCGGTCGCGAAAGCCGCCGAGCGCGGCATTGTACTCGCGCGGCGACGTGCTCCGGAACGCCTCGGGCGCGAAGCCCGCCCGGCACCAGGCGCGCAGCAGCCGGTCGGAATCTATCCGTTCCGGCTCGTCCCGCTCTCCTTTTTTGGGGCGGGCTTCGCCCCACCCCCTTCGCTATTCGGCGAGGTCAGGTCGCCCGCGACGCCGCTGCGGATGATGTCCATCACCCGCTCGGCGCCGAGCTCGTCGATCAGCTCCTCCGCCACCGTTGCCGTGATCGGGCCGGGCGCGACCGAGGCGGCCATCACGTCGCGCACCAGGCTGGCGCGCAGGTCGAGTGCGGCGCTGCGGATCTTCGCCGCGTCGGCGAGGTCCTCGAGCGACAGGCTCGGGAACAGCCGCAGCAGGATGCGGGCGAACGGCTCGTCGTACCGCTCCTCGAGCCGGCACAAGGCGCCCCAGCCGAACTTGAAGCGCCAGGCCTGGCCCAGCGCGTCGAACGTCACCTCGGCCGCGGCCATCAGGCGCTCGCGGCCTGGGTGATCGCGCCGGTGACCGCGACCGTGAACAGCGCCGTCTGCTTGTCGTCGATGACGACGTCGTCGGGCTCCCAACTCAGCGGGATGCAGTTGCCGGTGACGTCCTCGCTGGCGCCGCCGCCGGCGTTGACGACCGCCTTGAAGGTCTCGACGTCGCCGGCGGCGACGGCGGCGAGCAGCAGGTCGTCGGTCGGGCTGCCCGGGACGTAGTGCATCCGGACGGTCAGGTTGCCCGGGTCGGCGAGGGCGGCCATCTTCGTCCTCACCCGGCCCGAGCCGTGATGGGTCGTGTCGACCGTCTCGTTGGTGAGGTTGGGCGGCTTCACCGCCAGCACCTCGGCGCACTGCGTTCCGCCGAGCCAGAACTCCGCGCCCAGTCCAAGCACGCTCATCGCATTCTCCTTTTCAGATTGTCATGGGTCCGCTCACGCGGCCCGCCACCAGACCGCGAAGTCGCGGATCGTTCGAAAGACCTCGATGCCGTCGGCGGTCGTGTCCGGCGCCGGGCCGTCGCTCTCGAATTGCAGGAAGGCGCCGGCGAAGGCGGTGGCGCCGACCGTCTCCTTCGCCTCGATCGCGGGGGTCAGCGCGTCGGCGACCAGCCCCGCCTCAAGGTAGCTCCTGCCCCAGCACTCGCAGCGCACGCGCGGATTGCTCAGCGCGTCGGCGCCCGCGTGCGTGTAGCCGCGGCCCGGGCCGACGATCGTCAGCGTCAGGGCCGGCAGCTCGCCGCCGCGCGGCCGCTGCAGCCAGTGCACCCGCGCGCCGACGATCGCCGCCAGCCCCGCGTTGCCGCGGAGCTTGGCCAGCAGGTCCGCCTTCATCTTCTGTCCTTCAGCCGCCGCGCGCCGACACGCCCGACTGCCGGCGCAGCGCCTTCTCGAGCACCGTCGCGAGGTCGCGCCGGATGAGTTCGACCGCGCCGGCCTTGTGTTGCTCGTAGGCCCGGGTCAGCCAGGCGGTCCCGGGGCGACCGCCCCAACCGAACTCGGCCAGGTGCGCGTAGTTGAACACGCCGGTGCTGCCGTCGCTGGACGGGCCGATGCTGATCTCGGCCGTCGACTTGACACCGTCGCGGCTCAGGCCGCGCTGACGCGCCGTCACGCGGGTCGATACGATGGGCGATCGGGCGAGGTCGCCGGATCGCTTCGGCGCATTCTCCTGCGCCGTCGACCGCATCGGCTCGGCCGACTTCGTCAGCGTCCGCGTCAGCGCCGATTTGCGGGTCCGGTTCGGCAGGTTGCGCAGCCGCGCCTCAAGCTCGCGGAATCCGAGCGCCTGGGCCGTCACCCGGCCGACGATGGCGCGGCCCCTTCCCCGCTCGCTATGAACCGCCCGCCCGGGCCGCGCCGTACCTCCGCGACCAGCCCCTCGTCGATCAGATGCTGCGGCGCCGGGTGGCGGTAGATGTCGCCCGCCTCCTTGCGGTATTTCTCGCCATAGGCGTTGCCGTGCCGGCGCCGGGTGCGAACCTCCATCGGACCCTCCCGTTCAATCCCGCCGCGAGGTGGCGACGATCTCGATCTCGTTGCGCCGGCCGATCTTGTGCGCCGAGGCGATGTCGTAGAGTGCGCCGGAGTCGACCGGATATTCGATCCGGTCCTTCCCGTTCACGTCGTCGACGTCGCTCGACCAGCGGATGTTGAACACGGTCGGCCCCTCGGCCGCCCGTTCGGCGCTGGCGTATCGCTCGCTTCCCGGCGCCGGCGCGACGTTCGCCCAGACGGTGGCGATCGTCGCCCAGGCCGTCGGCCGCGCCTCGCCGAGCGCGTTCTCCGCCACCGTGGCCCGCTGGATCGCGATGCGGCGGTCGAGCTTCCCGGCCCTCACGGATTGAGCCTGTAGTCGGTGAGCAATGTCCTCACGCCGTTCGGCATCGGGGTGACGATGTTGCCGACGTTGGTGTCCTCGCGGTTGGCGAGGAAGTCGCCGGCGAGCAGCAGCATGGCGAGCCGGATCGGCTCCGGCACCGCGGCGCCGGTGGCGCCGAAGCCGCAGACGGCGCTGACGCGGATCGCGTCCCTGACGGCGCGCCCGACCGGCCAGCTCTGCCCGACCTTCAGCCGCACCTCGGGCTCGAGCCCGACCAGCACTGCCTCGTAGACGTCGGCCGGGAGCGTCTGCTCGGCGCCGTCCGTGTCGAGATATTCGACCGACGCGACGCTCGCGATCGGCGCCGCCGGCAGCCGCGCCAGGTCGGCGAAGGCCGAGGCGCGCAGCAGGCGCGTCTGCGTGATCAGCGCCAGGCCGGTATAGGATTCGACGTGCTGCCGCGCCGCCTTGATGTAGATGGCGAGCAGCGCGTCGAAGTCGGCGCCGTCGATCCCCAGCTGCGCCTTCGCCTCGGCCGTGCTGATCGGCTCGACGCCGGGCGCGGCCGTGACGACCGACGGCAGCCAGCTCACTTGCGGCCGCGCTTCTCGGGCGCCGGCGCCTTCGCGGCGCGCTCGACCGGCGCGTCGGCGACGGGCACGGCCTGCCCGCTCTCGATCAGCCGGATCGCCTCGGCGTCGGAGAAGCGGTCGGTCTCCTCCTTCGGCACCAGGTTGAAGTCGGCACCGGAGATTCCGGTCAGCATGCGGATCCTCATAAAAATCTCCCGCTCATCCTGAGCTTGTCGAAGGGGTCCTTTTCGGGTGGTCGCCGCGGCGGCCGCCGGAAAAAGGGGCGCCCGAAGGCGCCCCTCCGCCATGGCCGCGGGCGTCAGTTACGCCGCGGCGGTGATCAGGTGCTTGACCGCGGCGCTGTCGCCGAGCTCGCCGTCGAAGCGGATCAGGCCGACGATGCCGAGGTCGGGGTAGAAGCGCTCGCGCAGCACCCCGACCAGCGGCTGGCCGACCTTGCGGACGAAATACTTGCCGAGGTCGCCGAACAGCATGACCTTCTTCGCCGCGGCGAGCGAGTCCATGTGCTGGTTGATGCTGTAGGCGCGGCCGTTCAGCGTCGACGGCACGCCCTGCTGGACGTTGCCGGCCTGCCAGATGTAGCGGCCCTCGCTGTCCTTCAGCTTGCGCAGCGCCAGCAGCGTGTTGTCGTTGAACATGAACCGGCACTTCGGGCTCGCGCGGTAGGCGGGGTCGACGGAATGCTCGAGCTCGAGCACTTCGTCGAAGGTGATCGCCGTCGTCGCGGCCGCCGTCTTGCCGAGGCTCGACGCGCTGACGATGCCGTTCGGCTGGTTGACGCCGGTGCCGGTCGTGTTGCGGCGATTGGCGATGCGGCCGAGCCGCTCGCCGATCAGGTCGCCGAGCAGCGGCTCGACGCCGAACGCCGAATCCTGCGCCAGCTCGAAGCTGAAGCGGATGATCGGCGTCGCGAAGACGTAGGCGTTCAGGCTCTTCTGCCCGAGCACGACGTCGCCGCTGCCGTCGTCGATCAGGGCGTCGCCCTCGTCCCTCGCCGCCGCCTCGTTGGCGGTGTCGTCGACGGTCGGGATGTTGACCTGGTTGCCGCTGGTCGTGGTGAGGTCGGTGACGATGTCGCCGTCGTACATCGGGCCCCAGGCCTTCATCGAACGGATGATGAAGTTGGCGAGCTCGACCGGGACGGTATAGCCGCCGGCCGCGCCGGTGGTGGTGAGCTGGGCGCGGACCTCGGCCGGCACCTGACTCAGGCCGGCGCGCAGCACCTCGCGCTGCTCGGCGGGCAGCGCCGACGGGTCGCCACCGCAGGCGAGCATCGCGTAAAAGGCGTCGCGATATTCGGAATTGACTTCGCGATCGCCGCCGGGAGCGTCCTGGCCGCGGCTCTCGACGTCGCCGCCGATCGGCCGCTGCTGGGCGCGGCGCTCCTCGGCCGCCTTGTCGAGCTGCGCCTGGCGCTCCTCGCGGGCGATCTGGGCGTCGAGCTTGTCGACTTCGGCCATGATGTCGTCATGGCGCTTGTCGAGCTCGGCCGCGCGGGCCTCGTCGGTGTTCTTGCGGATCTCGTCCAGCGCCGCGCGCGCGTCGGCGATGAGCTTGTCCCGCTGCTCGAGCAGTTCCTTCAGCATGTTACTTTCTCCTGGGCATGAAAAAGCCCGCCGAAGCGGGCCGTGAGGCCGCCTCGCCGGCGGCTCCTCGGGCTCAGCGCCCGGTGATTCTTCTCAGCGGATGCCGCGCTCGAGCTGCGCCTGGCGGGCGCGGCGGGCGGCGATCCGCATCGAGGCGGCTGTTTTGTTGTGGTCGCTTCGCTCCTGCCGCGCATTCTCGAGGTCGCGCAGCCCGACGGTCGTGTCCGGATAAGCGGGGAACGCCGTGTAGGTGATCTCGTAGAGCTCGGCCTCGAGCACGGTCCGGGTCGGCGGGTCGACCGTCTCGTCCCACTCCTGGCGCGTCGTGCAGAAGCCGAACGACATGCCGGCAATGTCGCCGCGTTCGATCGAGACGTTGAGGTCGCGCCCGTCGCTGGTGTCGGGCAGGGGGTTCTCGAAGGCGAGACCCTTCGCATCCTCACGGAGCGTCAGCGTCCCCGCCTTCATCCGACCGACGACTCGGCCGGTGTTGTGGCTGTGCAGCGCGACGACGTCGTTCTCGCGCAGCGATTTGGCGAAGGCGGCGGCGGCGATCTTCTCGCGCCAATAGACCCTGCCGCCGCAACCGATGTCCGTCTCGACGCCGAACAAGGCGGCGTAGCCCGATGCCGTCACCAGCTCGCCGTCGGCCGAGGCAGCGCGGAGCTCCAGCTTCGTCGTCGTGGCGCGCGTCTCGCGACTGCCGGCAACGGGCGCCGTCTCATTCTTTGGGCTTGTCGCCGGCGTCGTCATCGCCTTCGTCTCCATTGTTGGTTTTCGCGCTCGCCGCGGCTTTGAGTGCCGCTTGGGTGCCGGCCATCTCGATCGGCACCGTCGCGCCCTGGATGTAGAGCTTGTCGCCGCCCGGCTTCGGGCCGCGATTCTCCAGCGCGCGCCCCTCGTCGGGGGTGAGCTGGCTGGTCTGGATGCCGCGGGCGATCGCCTCGATCCGGCTCTTGAAGTCGCCGCGCTGGATGGCGTCCAGGTTGTGGCGCACGTAGACGCCGCGCGAATGCTGGCCGTAGAGCTTCAGCCTCAGCTCGTTCTCATATTCGTGGGCCCAATGGAGGATGAGATGCTTGACGAGCTGCAGGTCCTGCTGCTCGGTATTCGAAAAGGTGCCGTGGCTGAGGTCGAGCAGGAAGACTGGCGGCAGCCCCCACAGCCGGCCCACCTCCAGATTCTGGAACAGCCGGGCCTCGGTCATCTGGCCCTTCTCGGGATCGATGCCGATCGCCTTCAGCGCGTGCCCGGGCGGCATGCCGAAGAACGGGCTGCCCGACTGCCTGGCGAGATCGATTGCCCGCTGGATATCGACCTGCGCGCGGCGGAACCCGTCGACGCCTTGGGGCAGCGGCCCCTCGAGCGCGAGCGGTGGGACGCCGCCGCTGGCGAAGAAGGCGCCGGCGAAGTCGTTCATCGCGATCGCCAGCGCGATCGCTTTCGCCCCCTTGGCGATCGGGCCATAGGCCTCGAGCTGGTTGGGCTTCAGCATGAACGGCACGTCGACGACGTCGGCCGCCGGATACTCCTTGTTCTCGAAGTGATAGATCTTGCGGCCGCCCTGCCGCCGCACCGTCGTCTTGTTCGGATCCATCGGCCACAGCGCGACGACCTTGGTGCCGCTGCGCTCGATCCATGTCGGCCCGCGGCCGCCGGTGAAGACCTGCTGCCACACATAGCGCCGCCAGCCCGAGCTGGTCCACTCGGGGTTGGGCGCCTCGCCAAGCAGCATGGCGACGTCGTCGTCGACGCGCTCCAGCTCGCCGCTCGTCGACTTGCGGTAGGTGTGGAGCGGCAGCGTCGACAGGGTCCGTGAGAGGAAGCTCGTGGCGAGCAGCACCGCCGGCACCTCGAGCGCGCTCTCGATCGTCACCCGCGGCAGGCTGGCCTTGCCTGTCGAGACGCCGAAGAAGCCGAGCCAGTCGTCGTAGCTCGCGCTCAGCGGAATCGTCGGGTTCTCGAACGGATTGGAGCGCTGCTCCCGCGCGAAGATCGGGTCGTCCGGGCCCATGTCAGGCGCTCGCCCCGCTCAGGCTGTACTCCGGATCGTCCCAGGGAGACGTCGTCACAGGCGCCTCCTCTCCGCTCATCGCGACGCCCGTCGCCATGATCAGCGCGACCGGGTTGTCGATCTTCAGATGGTTCTGCCCGAACGGCTTGTTGGGGAAGACGTTGTCCTTGAGGTCGAGCTTCGCGACGACGTTCGACATTTCCCATTCCATCACCGGGCAGCCGCCATGGGCGATCGTCCCGGCCCGGCTGAGGGCGTCGAGCTCCTTCATCGGCGCCGACAGGTTCTGCACCGTCATCCGATATTCGAGCATCGGCACGCCCTCGGCCATCATCCGCTGGGCGAGCTGCGTCGCCTGCCACGGGTCGAAGGCGCACGCCTGGACCTGGAACAGCACCGACGCCTCGAGGATGGCCTGCTCGATCTCGGCGAAGTCGGTGACGTTGCCGACGGTGACGTCGAGCAGCGCCAGCGCATCCCACGCCTGATAGGCCGGCACCTCCTCGACCTTCGCGCCGGGCAGGAAGTAGCGGCCGATTCGGATGAACGGGTCGTCGAGCGTCGCCGTCTCGCCGATCGGCGGGAACAGATATTCGAGCGCGGCGATGTCGTTCTTCGTCGCGAGGTCGAGCGCGAGGATGCAGCGCCGGCCCTTCAGCCGATCGAGCTGCAGCGCCTCGGCCGCCCGCTGCGGGATCTCCTCGTCGTGGCAGCGCCGCCACGCCTCGATGTCGAAATAGGCGGTCTTCGCCGAGACCCACAGGTTGAGGTGCTTGGTCTTGAAGACGCCCGCCTTGCGCGGCGTCGCGATCGCGTCGCGCTGGCGGGCAGCGAGGAAGTCGCCGAACACCGAGACGCCGTAATTCGGATTGGCCTTGCGGAGCGCGACTTCCGATTTCCAGTCGTCGCCTTCGTCGATCGTGTATTCGACGAAGAAGGTCTCGTCCTCGAGCGGCGGCCCGCCGGTGTGGCCTATACCGGCGAGCTTCTTCCTCTCCTCCTGAACGAGCGCGTAGCAGGGGCCGGCCAGGTTGTCGCCGGCCGTGGTCGGGATGACCTGCAGCGGCTGGGCGCGGGCGCCCATGCCGGTCTGCATCGTGTCGACCTGCCGGTCGTCCTTGTGCTCGTGATACTCGTCGTTGATCGCGCAGCTCGGGCTCTGGCCGTCGCCCGGGTTGCCGATGATCGTCTCGAATTTGCTTTCATCATCGATGCGGACCAGCGAGGCCGCATTCACCTCGACGCCGAACTTGCGGCACAGCGCCGGCGTCCGCTTGGCCATCAGCCGCGCGGGGCCGAACACCTCCCGCGCCTGCTTCTCGCTGGTCGCGCCCGAATAGACCTCGGCGCCGAACTCGCCGTCGGCGCACAGCATGTAGAGCCCGATGGCGGCCGCGAAGACGGACTTGCCGTTCTTCCTCGGCACGACCAGGAACAGCCGGCGGAAGCGCCTCAGCCCGTCCGCCTTGCGCAGCCAGCCGAAGACGCAGCACAGGACCCAGATCTGCCACGGCTGCAGCCGGATGGTCTCGCGCGAGCGCGCCCACTTGCCCTTTGTGTGGGGCAGCCGCTCGATGAACTTGCAGACCCGCTCGGCCTTGGCGGCGTCGAACCGGAACGGGAAGTCGCGCCGGCGCTGCCGCTTCAGCTCCTCGAGGAACCGCGCCGCCTGCAGCCGGACCGATTGGCAGGCGGGGATCCGTCCCTTCGTTACGTCGCGGGCGTAGCCCTGCGCGATCGCGGCATAGTCGCGGGTCTCCACATCAGTCCGGCTCGTGCGGGGAGGGATCAGCGACGCCGAGCTCCTCGGCGAGATCGCGGCGCCCCTCGGCGTATGCGCGGTCGTACTCCCGGCTCTGAGCCTCGCGGATCTGGGCGAGCATCGCCTCGGTCGTGTAATAGGGCTTCGACATCATCTCGCCCGATGCCTCGTAAATGACCGAACACATCCTGTCTTCGAAGTTGGCGATGACCCGGGCGTTGTGCTGCGCGAAGATGAAGCGAAGAAACCAGTCGCGGACGTCTTCCCAGATGAATTGCAGGCGAAGGCGCCAGCGCTCTGCTCGTCCCATCGCTCGCTCCTCAGAATTCGTCGAAGGCGCCGGCCTCGGGCTTGTGCCCGCTCGCGATCCGGAGCGCGGCCGAGGGGTTGAGCATCAGCTCGCCGATCAGCGACTGCGCCTGGCGCATCGCGTCGGCGAGCATCGCCACCTCCGGCCGGGCCCGGACCATCGTCGAGATGACGTGCTCGACCTTGCCGCCCTTCATGATCGTCTTCACGCTCTTCGTCGCGAACGTGTCGCCCTCGGTCTCGAGCACCGCCTGCCAGCGCTGGACCTGTTCCAGACGCTGCGCGAGCAATGCGACGTGCTGCGCATATTCGGGCGCCGCCCGGTGCTGCGCCTCGAGCATGCCGGCGACGTCGCGGAAGATAAGCTGCGCCAGGTCCGACAGGTGCAGCGGCGCGATCATCGGCGCCGGTCCGTCGCCCGCCGCCGGCACCGCCGCGGTCGCGCCCGCGCCCGCCGGCACGAGCTCGCGATCCTTGCGCCAGGTCCCCGCGAGCTTCTTCAGCTCGGGGTCCTTGCGCTTCCTCCCTGCCCCCGGCCGAGCTCCCCCGCGCGCCATCGGCGGGCGCGATCAGGCCGCGAAGACGGCCGTGCGGTCCGGGCCGGCCGCGAGGTCGAGTCCGATGTGACGGGCCTCGAGGACGTAGCGCAGGTCATCCGCGCGCCGCTCTTCCCGCTCGGCCGCTTTCGAGAGGATCGACCGCACGAGCAGCTGCCCGACGAGACGCCGGCGCGAGATCGCCGCCCGTCGCTTCGTCGGGTGCGCTCGCACCGGCGGCGGCGCGAGCGCCTGGGCGAGGTGCGGCCGCGCCTGGCGCTGCTCGCGATTGCCGAAGGGCGACGTTTCGAAAAGACGCGGCGGCGAGGCCTCCGCGCGCTCGCGCGCACGGCGGACCTGCCGGGACTCGGTCTCGGTCATCCTGATTCTCCGGTCGGTGAGGGATTCGACGAGGCGAAGCTGCGGCCGCCGCTACGGCGCCAACTTTTCACCTTTGAATTTGACCGCGTAAAAAGTGTCTCCCACACGGCGGTGTCCGAGTGACCTAATACACCTTTCGACCCTCCCCCTCCCCTGCTGCGGCGCGGCAGGGGTTGCGGGTCAGGTTGGCTCCGATGTCGGGGTGGCAGGTGCGGCCGCGCGGCGCTTCGCGATCATCTTCGCGCGGTTGCAGGCGCGGCAGACGCCCTGCTTGTTCTCCCGCGCGTCCCAGAGCGGGTCGGGCAGGTCCTCGTCGATGTGGTCGACTTCCTCGCTCGCCCTGGCGAACCCGTGGGCGAGGCAGATGCGGCAGAGCGGCTCCTCGGCGAGGATGCGGCGCCGCTCCTCGACGCCGGCGCGGCCGCGCTTGCGGCGGTGCGCGTTCTTGCCCGGCCGCTCCCAGGCCTTGCGGGGCGCCGCCTTGTAGAAGCTGAACCTCGGCGGCGCCGTCGGCACTCAGCCGACCTCAACCCCGAGCGCGCGCAGATCCCGGTCGAACTCGTCGATCCGCTCGTCGATCACGGCGTTGACAGCTGGCCTCACCCGCTCGACCAGCTCGGCGTCCTGGGCCGTGCCATCGATCATGACGACGATCCGCGCCTGCCCGTTCCGCTGCGCCCGCAGCCGCTCGCGCGCCGCGTAGATTCTCGCCACCATCGGGAAGCTGCCGATCTTCACGGCGCGATTGTTCCCGCCTGCTCGGCCCGCTCTACGAAAAAGGCCTCGCTTTGGTCGACGCGGAAGCCGAGCCCGGCGATCTCGCGGCCGATGCGGGCGCCACTCTCGAGCAGCTTCACCGTCGCCGCCTTGTCGAGCGCATACGAGAATCGCAGCGTCCGCTTCCGCCAGGGCGAGGCGAACAAGGCCTCGGCCGCCGCCTTGTCGTTCTCGAATCCGTGCGCGAGCTTCGGCTTGCCGGCGCGCGTGCCGATCATGCACCCGCCGAGCTCGGCCGACTTGCGGTTGCCGGCGACCGCCGATCCGCCCGACCGCCACCAGGGCTCGAGCTTCTCCCGGATCGTCTCGAGCGTCGAGACGATTTGGGCGAGCTCGGCGTCGGCCTGGGCGTTGATGGTGGCGACCTGCACGTTGCGGACGCCCTCGACGAAGTCGGCCGCGGCCGCGAGCTCGGCATAATGTTCGAGCAGGACAGTCGCCTGGGCGACGGTGCGGGGGGTGCGCGGTCTCATCGCCGCAGCGCCTGCTGGACGGCCGCCACGCTCTTCAAGCCGGCCAGCTCGGCGCGGGCCGCGCGCCCGGCGACGAGCTCGCGTTCGACCTGCTCGAGCCAGACGCGGCTGACGCTCGCAGCGTACTCGGCACCTTCCGGCACCTTCGCGATCGTGCGGCGCAAGCTGTCGAGGTCGATCGGAGTCACCAGACGGCCTCGCCGCCATTGATGAAGAGCGGCGGGTGCCGCGGGTGCTCGGCCGCCGGCCCGGTTCGGGAGGGGGCGCGGAAGACGGCGCGCAGCCCGTCGGCGATCGCCTCGGCCTCGCCGATTCGCCGCTCGACCTCGCGGTGCGAGCCGGCATGGCCGGCCTCGACGTCGGCGATCAGCCGGTCGAGGCGGTCGCTGCAGCGGCGCAGCCGATCGGCGGAAGAGAGAGGAGGGCGCCGCCCCGACGCGGACCGGATCGCGCTGTGCGGGGCGGCGCCGGCGGGGCCAGCGCAGGGGCGCGGCGCCGCCTGGAGCGCGGGACGTGGGGGCATCGCGGGCGCTCCTTCAGGGGACCCGAAACGGCCGAGGCCCCGCCGACACGGAGTCGACGGGGCCTCGCCTCGGGGAAGGTCGGTTCGGTGCTGCCGGCCCCGGAAGGGCGCGGGCGCACCTGTGGCGGGGTCGATTTGGCCGCTTCCGTGGCCGTTTTGCAGTCGGTTTTTCGTCAAGGGCCGGAATTTGGCGCGCTCGGCAGGACTCGAACCTGCGGCCCCCGGGTCCGGAACCCGGCGCTCTGTCCGGCTGAGCTACGAGCGCGCTGCCCCGATCATGCCAATATGCCGGCCTGCGCCGCGGCCAGCGTCGCCGGGTCGATCTCCTTGGCTGCCTCGCGCAGGGCCCGCGGCCACAGGTCGAGCGCGTCGATCAGCAGCTTCTTCGCCTTGCGGTTGTGGATCCGGCGCCGCGCGGCGACGATCGTGAAGCCAAGCGGCTCGCCGCCCGGCGCCTCGCCGACGATCATCAGCAGCACCGCCTGCGCATGGGCCGCGGGCAGGCCCGCGCGCCAGCGCGCATAGGCCACCTCGCGGCGCACCTGGCCGAGCCGCTCGAAGAAGGCCCCGCCGACGCGGCCGCGGTCGATTCGCGTCTCGAGGCTCGCCGTCTTCACCGCGACGTCGGCGGCGATCGCCTCGGCCGCCTCGCGGATCGCCGCCGCCGCGGCGAGCTGGTGCGCGTCGATCGCGCCGGATCGGTAGAGCCGCGCCAGCGCGCCCTCGCGCCGGGCTTCGCGCGCGGCGTGCTCGAGCGTCTCGGCGGTGCCGTCCTCGCGCCGGTCCCATCGCTTCAGCATCGCCTTGCGGGCCCGCTTCAGCCGGCGCTCGGCCTCGGCCGCCTGCGGGTGGCGCCGCGCCCACGCCTCGCGGTTCGCCTCGGCCCGCTGCTGCAGCGCCTCGGCCGCGGCGGCGCCCTTCTTTCCCTTGCGCTGCTGCGAAGGCGAAGG